ATGGTTGATATCATCTATAATACGACTTTTTATTGAACCATTACCATTTTCATCATTGAAAATGTATTTCATCTCTTTCTTAGCTTGATCTAATATAGATTCGATGACAAAATCCTCTTCAGCATATACAGAGATTATACCACCCGATTCAGTAGCTCTAAAACTGCCAAGTTGAAGTTCTATCTCTCTCCATTTCTTCATTCTACACCATCCATTTCATTTAAAGCATTCGCTATTGTACGTGCTATTTTCTTATCCCTTGATACCTTTTTCTTATATTTCTCAGTATCAGGTGGGGAATAAGGAACTTCAGCTATAAATATAGATTCCCACATATAAGGATTGTGATCATCATCTTTACTTACATACATTTCTGAACCATTTTTCTGATAGCATACTTTCCATTTATTCATTCTACACCATCCTTATCTGTCGTAAATGGTGATCTACTTGAAAAGATACCTTTACGCTGTAAGCGGTTCTTCTTAGCATACTTGCTATTAACAGAAGTAGTACCACTTTGATCTTTTTCTTTCTCATGTTATCTCCTGTGTTTTATAACGACTTAATTGTCGTTGAGGATAGAGGGGGAATCGAACCCCCTCAAATTCCAAACTATCCTTAGCATGAACTATATGATATTATTGATTCGATCTTGCCTAGTTGCCCAATGTGGGTCGTGCTGTTTACCTTTACTAAAGGCTCTACCTATTCGTTGAGCCTCATCATACATCCACACTTGTTCCTCTCTAGCTTTCTTCAGGAAAGCATCGTGCACATTGGAACACCTTTTGCAAGGTCTACCATATACTGATGGTATACTTCCATCATCTAACTCTTCTACATGAGTGTTAGAGTTAGACTTGGTAGTAACCTGAGTATGGTTAATATCAACAGTTTTCATATTGTTCTCTTTTGTAACCTCAATCACATCATTAACAATATTTTCAATCAACCTGTCAATACCATCAAAGGCACTTTCGCTAATACGAAAGCCTAGTGAATTAACAAGTTTCTTGATCTTACTTTTTTGACCATAGTTCATGGGTTTTTTCATTACCATCTCCTTTTGTTAGAGTTAGACTACGCTTGGTAGTCGGTTATTAGGATTCCCTCTAGGTGATCCATTTCATGTTGGATTACTCTAGCATCAGAACCACTAAATTGTTCTTCAATCGTATCAAATTTTAATCCATGTATACCGCTTTTAATAACAGTATATCTTAGATTAACTAGATACGATCTAGGCACTTTAACTGTTTTCTTGTTTATAGATAAGCAACCTTCAGGAAATATAATTTCTTCCCCTTCTTTGCTTATATATTCAGGATTAATAAACAGTTGCCACTTACCACCAATTAGAGCAGTAAATATTCTATAGTCTAGACCTACTTGATTACTTGCAACACCTTGAGCAATCTTACGATGGTGTACTGCTCTGTCAAAAAACAGTTTTACTTTATCGTATGCTTTTACAATGTCACTAGTGTCAATAAGATTAACTACAGACTTTTTAAGTCTGCGTTTATTCTTAACTATCTTGTGTCTCATTATGATCTCCTTTTGTGTTATTAATAAAATCTTTTTAAGTGAGTGGGGGGTAGGAGGTACAAAATTCCCCCCACTCGGGTATACACTATACTTTTACAGTACAGCAATCATGTATGAGTCCGAAGAGTCATCTTCATTATTGTGGACACATACAGGACATATTGGTGTGCCTTGTTCTTCAATAGTTTTTCTAGAAATTCTAGCTATGTAATCATCGAATCCTGAACCATCATGGTTAGAGCCATGATCACAGTACACTTTAATCAATCTAGTAGATTGCTTTTTGAATTTACTATACACCAACTTCTTATGAGGATATTTGCCAATCTTTTTAATAATCTTTTTTAATAAGACTTCAAGATCGGAACCTTCGTCAACTTCTGTTGCTGTAGGTATACCACCTAATCCAAATAAGGTCATTGCTTTACGAAAGTGTCCTTTATGACCGCTTTTACAGTTATCACTAGCATGAATCAGTTCATGTAGTACAATTCCTGATGTCTCAACAGAATCTTCTAGCATAGGGTGTATAAATATTTCATTCAATTTACCCTTAGATAATTTTGTTGAGAAACATTGACCGACAGTTCTATTCTTGTTTCTAGCTCCACCTGTTACAGGGAAACCGCAAGATATTTTAACTTTAGGACATTTAATCTTATGCCGTTTAAACAGCCTACTCTTTAATTCATTAGAACAAGCGTTTAACCAACTTTCTCTCGTTGTATGTCTCATATACTCTCCTGTGTTGTAGTGGCTTAATTGCCACAGAACCCCACCGAGGAATCGAACCTCGGTGTAACCATTTGGGGTTTGTTTGTTATTGTTTGATTTTACTTGTTTTTACGTTAGTAACTTCTTTCCGACTTACTTCTCCATCTCCCTTATCTATGCAAACATAAACTTTACCATCTTTATCTTTCTCTAACCATACATCGCCAATCATTATGACTTCTCCGACTGATCATTGACTTTATTATTCTCTACTAATTCCTTATAGATACATTCAACTAGTAACTTATAAACACCTCTATATTCCATATCTAGTTTATAAGAAACTTCATTATTATGTATTCCAAATTCCTTTGCAATATCATTTATTACATCATTTACTTTTTCAGTTACAAGTTCATATATTAAAGAACTATCTTTTGATGTTTTTGTTATGTCATAAGGGGGTTCCAAATAAGTTTCTTTATCCATGTTAACTCCTTGTGTTAAGTACTGCTTAATTGCAGTAGAGGGTGCTAAGGTAATGAACCTAATAAATGACTAAATCACTTCACACCCTGTAAGAGATCACAGGAGTATTCGACACAGCCTGTTCGCTTACAAGCCTCGGAACAGTAGTTTTAACTAACTGTGTCTATCTAATTGTCAAAAAGTGGGTCTATAAAACTGACCTAATTAAAAGATCATCCACTTTATGGTTCGTGTTACTCTGTCGGCTCGTGTCAAAGTAAGCAAGTTGCTTTATGCTTAAAATTGACTCCATCATATCTATAATCGAGATGCTCAGTAAATATCCGAGAGCCCTAAAAAACCAATGATCTAATAATTTCATGCTATCAACATACAACAAATGCAACAAATATAGCAATATAATAATTGAGTATTTTAGTTTGTCGACAGTAAAATAAATTGATTCTAGGGTTAAAATAATTTGTTTAGAATCTGATAATGTACCATTTTAGGGCACATTATTAGGAGTTTCAAAAAAAAATGTCTAAAAAATCAGGTAATCCAAGCGGAAAGGCAAAACCTTGGGGTGAATGGATCAGATCACACCCAAAAGTACCTTCATTATTACAAAAACTGTTTGAAACATCATTTGACGAAAATGATCCAAATCAATGGAAAGCAATCTCTCTTCTTGTCGATAGAATAGCTCCTCACCTCAAAGCTACTGAGATTAAAATTGATGCAGAATCAACTCAAGGTGTCATTGTATTACCTGAGAAGAAGATTAGATCAGGTAGGGAAGAGACAGTAAAAACCATTAAAAAAGATGATCAAATAGCAAGTGCATAATGTCTATATATAAATGTCGTATAATATATATTATGTATAATTGGATAGGATTCACCGCACAAAAAGATAAAATAATGAGCAGAGCCTACCCCCATACCTTGGATCAGGACTTCATGCTTCGGCTGTTACTCACTTTGTTTTCTCACACAGGAAATATATAACTTTGACCACCCCCCCTAATAAGCTTGTGACTCCTAACTTGATTGGAACCTTATGACACAGAAAATACTATGGCAACCACATAAAGGCCCACAAACGGAAGCCTTAGTTCAAACAGCCCATGAAATATTATATGGTGGGGCGAGAGGAGGAGGCAAGACGGAGTCGGGCCTTGCGTGGTTAATAGAACCCCAATACTTAAACAATCCCTCTTATAGAGCTCTTGTTGTCCGTAGGAATTATGACGATTTACGAGATTTTATAGATCGTGCTAAGGTATTTTGGTATTCACTAGGAGTAAAGGTGAGGGGGAACCCTGCCGAATTTATATTTCCAAGTGGAGCTAGAATAAGAACAGGTCACTTAGCGGATAGTGATGCATATATGAAGTATCTTGGTCACGAGTACCATAAGATGCTAGTTGAGGAGCTCACATTAATACCATATGAAGAAGATTATTTACGATTAATATCCTCTTGTCGATCTTCTAATAAAGATTTACCTGCACAACTATTTAGCACAACAAACCCCGGTGGCCCCGGTCATGCTTGGGTAAAATCACGCTTTGTGGATGTTGCTAGAAATAAAGAATATGCAGACCCCATAACAGGTAGAACAAGAATTTTTATACCATCTAAGATAACTGATAACCCAACACTATTAAAGAATGACCCTACATATTATGAATCTTTAAAAGGTTTACCCGAAGAGCTCAGGAGAGCTTGGTTAGATGGAGATTGGGATATATTTGCAGGTCAATTCTTTAGGAAATGGAGAATAGATCGTCATGTTGTTGAACCTTTCGAGATACCTTCAGAGTGGCATAGATATCGTGCTATTGACTATGGTTTTGCTAATTATTTCTGTTGTTTATGGATTTCTGTGGATTTTGAAGGTAACGCTTATGTCTATAAAGAGCATTATGAGAAACAGCGAGAACTTAATCACCACATTAGTAAGATATTGGCGATGAGTGGGGATGAAGAATATAACGCTACTGTAGGTGACCCCTCCATGTGGATAAGGAACCCTCAGAACACAAATAGGAGTGATATTACCGCCCCTACCCATATGAGTATAGCAGATATAATGCTATTTGGTGGGGTAAATACTATGAGGGCAAATAACGATAGAATTAATGGTTGGAATAATATTCGTGAATATTTGGATTGGAATGATGAGGATAAACGTAAACCTAAGCTTAAAGTCTTTAGTAATTGTGCGAACTTAATTAGGACATTTCCTATGATGGTGCATGATGATAAGAGACCGGAAGATTTAGATACTACAGGCGAAGATCATGCTTTAGATAGTCTTAGATATGGTCTTTTATATTTAGGTAAGCCAACGGAAGTGAGGTTAAAACCTTGGCTAGAAAGAGAATTGGAAATGCTCAAGGCAGGGGAAAGCGAGTTCGAGGGAATAAGGAATTAATCCTTGTTGATTTATTTGATCCTAAGACAGGCGAAACTTTTATAAGAAAATTTAAAGTAGATGTACATACATATTGTGATGAAAATAAACAATCAGAAGAGTACCGCACTATATGTGCAGAAGTAATAGATGAAATTACAGGAATGGAAATGTCTGTAATAAAGAAACCTAAAGGAGCTAAAGGATAATGGCTGAACCACAATTAGAAGTTTTTAAACCTACTGCTGATGAAACAAAGATTATCAAGCGTGTAGAGAATATGTTTCAAATGGGGAAACGTGCTCGTAAAGATGTTACCAATATGTGGCGAGAAGCAGAGAAGTTGTATGCAGGTTTACATTGGGATGGTATGAATATGCCAAACTTTAAAAACCAAATTACAGTAGACTTAATTGCCTCTGCTATTGATACAATGGTTCCTATTCTCTCTGATAGACCACCTAAAATTGATGTGATGGCAGTTAATGCTGATGATGAGAGTACACAAGCCTCAGAGATATTACAGGCTCTTATGAAAGAGGTTTGGGAAATAAGGGATATGCAGAACTTAGTTCCTGATCTACTTCTTGATTACTTAGTATATGGAACAGGCATTATGAAGTTACATTGGAATAATAATGATGATTTACCCGATTGTGATATTGTAGACCCTTTTGCATTTTATATAAACCCATCTGCAACGAAGTTAGAGAATGCGGAGTGGGTTATCTATTCAGCCCCTGTACCTTTATATGAGATAAAACATAAATATACAAATGGTAAATATGTTAGATCACAGGCAGAACTTGATAAGTATGAAGCGTATAAAATAGGGAAAACAGATATTGGCGGAGAAAAAGTTCAGGTAACTGATACAAAGGGTTCGCAAACAAATTACCATGATAGTGAGGCTCATGCAATGGAGAGTCTAGAGGAAAGAGCTCTAGTGATAGAAGCGTATATGAGAGACACTACAAAAGAATACATTAAAGATGATAATGGGAAAGAAATTAAATCTTATAAGTATCCAAATATGATGAAAATGTGTACGATAGCTAATGGTGTACTATTGTATGAAGGCCCATCAAAATATCCATTCTTTTCAACAGAGGAACATCTACCTCACCCCTTCCCATTCATAACGCTAAAGAATGTTGGTGGGCCACACTCTTTTTGGGGTAAGCCTGAACCAAAGAGATTAAAGTCATTAAACTTAACTCTTGATCGCTTATCATCTCAGATAATGGATAATATCCATTTAACCGCCAACCCTATGTGGATTGTCGATGAAACGAGCTCTGTTACTGATCAGATTTCTAATAAACCCGGACAGGTCATACGGAAGAAAGGCCCCGGACAAGTTGCGATGCAGAGCCCATCATCAATGCCGGGATATGTATTTAACTTTTATCAATTAATTCAAGATTTATTTGAGACAGTTAGTGGAGTTAATAAAGCTACACAAGGAAAAGACTCCTCAAATGTAACAAGTGGTGTTCAAGCTCAGATATATAGACAGGCATCCACTACAAAATTAGATTTTAAAGCTCGTACAGTAGAGAAAGCAATAAGTACACTAGGACAAATGTGGATAGCAATGTTTAAAAACTTAGGTACAAAGATGCAAATGATAAACTATGTATTACCTGATGGTATGGAAGAAATGCGTGAAGTGATGGGTATTTCATTAGCATCAATGAATTTTCAGGTACGAGCTAAAACAGGAAGTATGTTACCTGAGAATAAGCAATTTGTAGAAAATAAAATACTGCAATTAGCACAATTAGGTATTTTGCAAGACAGCGAATATATAATTGAAAACATGGAAATGCCGGGCAAAGAAAGATTGCTTAAACGTATGAGAGAACAGGCTGAGGCTCAAGAAGAGCAAGGACTAAATCCCTCAGAGTTAGGTGGGTCTGAAGATGAGATATATGAGCAACTAAGGAACAATCCTGAACTAATGAATGAAATAGGGCAAGAATATCGTTCCTAAAAAAACGATAAATGTTTTTTAAATATATAAATGTATAAAGATTATAGCAAACACAGTCATCATCCGCAAAAAAATATGAGGTTAAATAATGGCTGAAGATATAACAGGCACCGAATATGGTGTTACTGTAGAAGCAGATGTAGCAGATTCCTTATTCACAAGTGATGAGGAAACTCAACCATCTGATCCTGTAGAGAGTAAAGGCGAGGAGACCGCAAGTGTTAGTGAGACTGAGAATACTCAGCAACCCACCGATACTGAAGAATCTCAAGAGGGAGAACCTACTCAAGTAGAAGAACCGCAAGGTTTTGAGTATGAGGGTAAGGTTTACTCTGCTGAACAATTAACGGAAGCGATACAAGACTCCACAAACAAAAGTGAGTGGCAAAAGTCTAATACACAGAAAGCTCAGGAAATTTCTGATCGTGAAAGTCAATTAAAGTCTGAATTAGATCGAATAAAATCTATTCGTGAAGATGAGGATGTAGTAGAGACATTAAAAGATGTTCTTGGTGAGGATCACGAATTTTTTAAAGAACCCTCTGTTAAGTTTTCTGAAAATGAGAAGACTCAGGACACGAATGATGCGACTAAAGCGGAAGATTTATCTCAAGATGGTCGTATCAAGGAGCTTGAAGAACAGCTAGAGGATTTTAAACTTCAAGAGTTGGTGAAACAAGAAGTGAACCAACTAGTTTATCAGCACCCCGAGCTAAAAGATGATCCTGATGCTATTGTAGAAGTTATGGATTTGGCAACCAAGAAAAGTATACCAAACCTAGAAGACGCATATACGATAGCTGTTTCACAAGCATCTGAGGAATCTGCCTTACAGAAAGCAGTTAAAAAGGTAGAGAAAGCACAGGCTCTCAAGTCTATACCCGAACAAGATGGTAAATCTAAAGGGAATCATGGCCCCGATGTTACAAAACCTACGGACTTTGATCAGGCAAGAGAGATGGCTTTCAATGATTACGAATTATATTCATAATGGAGTAAAGAATGGCTTTAAATTATGACAATTTATCAGCTTTGACGAGAGACAAATATATCCCTCTTCTAGTTGATAATATTTTCAAAAGTAATATTCTTTGCCATCGAATGCTTAGAAAATCAAAAGCATCTGCATCAGGAAACAAGGTGTTACAGCCTATCGAATATGCAGAAGCTAGTGCAAAAGGGTGGTACTCAGGATATGACGTACTCGATACGTCACCTACTGAAGTATTTACGGATGCATCGTATGATTGGAAACAAGCATATGCTACTATTTCCATTTCAGGAAAAGAAGAAGCATTGAATGATGGTAAGGAAAGAGTAATTGATCTATTAGAGGCAAAAGTAAAGAATGCAGAAAAATCTATTAAAAAGATGTTTGGTGCAAAACTTTTCTCAGATGCTAATGGTTCAAGTGACGAGGGCTTTATGGGATTGCAACATATCGCAAAAGTAAATCGTGAAATGGGTGGCATTGATAGTAATGATGCATCTGAAGGAGAATCTTGGTGGGATGGTGGCCATGTTGGCACCGGAACAGCAACTTATGATAATGCATCAAACCCTTCCCATGCCGATAATATCGTTAGTGATATGAGAGAGGCTTATGGTAAATTAACAGTTGGTTCGGATAAACCGACCTTAATTGTTACCTCTCAAATTGCATTTGATGCATATGAAGAATGTCTAACTGCTCAGAAGCGTTTTGGTGCTTCTGATAAATCTCTTGCAGATGCAGGATTCAGCAATTTACTTTACAGGGGAACACCTGTAGTAGTTGATGATGAGTGCCCTGCCGGGAAAATGTTTTTCATTAATGAAAAATATGTACAGTTCAGACATCATCGTAAGAGAAATTTCTCTTTCGAGGGTTTCCAAAAACCAATTAACCAAGATGCTCGGGTAGCCAAAGTTTTATGGCTCGGAGCTCTTACTTGTTCTAACCCAAGGATGCAGGGAGTAATTGGTACTCTCCCCGTTTCCTACAGTTAATAGGAGTATAATATGGCAACAGCACAAGTTAGTTCTGATAAAAAAACTGTCGGAATGGTATCTGAAAAAGATGCAGAGGGTTTCGTATATACTGCTATAGGTGGAATACGAATGTATTCCGGACAAGGTGCACCTGATCATGCATCTGTAAAGGGTAGTTTATATGTTAATGTAAGTTCAGGAGAATTGTATATATGTACAGTTCCTGCCGGTACTTGGGTTAAAGTTGGAACACAATCATAACAATAACTATAGACTAGGTAGCTTGTTTAAACAGGTTACCTAGTCTGTTATTAATGGAGAATTAAATGACAGGTACGGAAATGGTAGATATGCTAGGATTGAGGTTAGAAGACCCCGATCAAGCATCATTTACAAGTGCGACAAAAGTTAAAGCGTTAAATATTGCACAGCGAACAGTTGTTAATTTAATTGACAACGCATACTTAACAGAATTACAAGAAATTGATTCAGCTACCTTTGCTAACAATGCATATGCGGACAACGCATCAGGTAATGGGTTAGATGGTAATGGTAAATCAACATTCACAGGATTAGGTATAGACCCTATCAGGGGTGGAGTGATAGCAATTAAAGTTTATGATGTTGTTAGTAATGCAAGTGTAGATTTAGGATTTGCAAATATTATAGAGCCACAGGATGCAAAAAGATTAGAAAATTCTTATCTAGCAGGTTCAGATTCTAATCCTGTTGCTTACATTTTTAATTCAACAATATATGTAAAACCTGTAAAAGCAAGTGGAGCAGTTGATGTTTGGTTTATCAGAAACCCACAAGCTATAGCAGATAGTGGAACTGAGTGTGAATTAAATGTAGCTTTACAGGAATCTATTTTAGATTTTGCAGAATCACAATTATGGAAGATGGATAACAAGTCTGAAAGGGCTAGTATTGCATATAGTAACGCAATTAATCAAATAAAAGCACTAAACGAAAGATACCAAGTAGAAAAGCCAAAAGGCATAGGTACTCAAGGTAGAGCATAATGCTTTGGTCTAGCATGGTAGATCGGGTGTGTATCCCTTTCGAGCCCTCTGACGAAGTAAAGGTAAAAGCAAAGAAGTATCTAGAGGAGGCTCTAGAGGATTTTGCTTTTAACACTATGTGCCACGAGGTAGAGAGGTCTATTTATATAGATCAGAATGACGTAAAGACTCTTCTACCTGCTGACTTTATTGGACTATCAGGTCAAATAGAATTTGACGGAAAAGTATTACAGCTATTTCAAAATAGTGAGGGCTACCCTAGAAGGAATAGCGATGATTCGTATAGAACAGGTACGCCAACCCACTTTTTCCTAGAGGGTGATAATTTAATATTATATCCAAGCCCATCTAAAGGTGGACTAATAGCAATAAAATATTTTGCAAGAGCAACTAATCTTGAAGATAGTTCTACAAAATATAAAAGATTGAATTATAAAAGTTTAATATCAAATTATTTTAGAGTAGGGGAGAGGGTACAGGGAAGAACAAGCTTAGTAGAAGCCACTATTGTAAGTGATATTAATAATAATGATATAGGTACATTAGTATTGTCTGATATTGTTTTTCCTGAAAATGTAACAGATTTTACTCACGATGAACAAATCGTTCAGATTGATGATGAACAGGCGATGGAATTAGCACAAACAAATTGGAGTGGGCTATTAAGTAATTGGGATACATTAGGTTTAGGTGGAAGAGCTACTGTAACAGGTGTTCTATATAATTACGCTAAAGCAGGTGATAAACCAATTATATCTGCTAAATATCATCCATTCTTAATGGACTATGCAAAAGCAAGTTTATTTGAGGATATAGGAGATTACAGCAGATCAGAAAGACATTGGAGAAGATACAAAAACAATATAAAAGTATCGAAAGCTCAGGCATCTAATCAAGAGTATGCAGGGGCTATTCAGGTAGCGGATGTACTTCTATAATGGTATTAGAGATTCCTATATTTGATGGCGGTCTGATAACTAACGCAGATGCCGAGGATATACCTAAAAATGCTTGTATTGATACAAATAACTTCGATATTGATGTTCAAGGTAAGCTTATTAAAAGAAAAGGTACGACTACTTCAAGTACTTTAAGCGGTGTCAATCTTAAATATATATATAAGTGGGTTAATTCAAAGCTACCATCACCATCAAGCTATTGGATAGCTTATGATACACTTGCTAATAGGTTAGTTAGGTATGACAGCGATTGGACTAATCAAACTGTAATTAAAACCTTTTCATCTAGTCAACCTATTTATGTAGAGATAGTTCCTTTTAGCAATAGACTCCGATTTGGATTTGATGATAAACAAGACCCATCAATATATGAATATATAGATCGTGAATATTTCTTTGGGTTATATGATCCCTCCGCATCATTTAACTATGACACAGCAAAGCCAAAGCAAATGACATTAACAGCATTTGAAAATTTTACTAAACAGGCAAATGGAAATTGTCCTGTTGGATATTATTACTATAAGATAGTTCCTGTGTATGATGGAATGCAAGAACCTGCTTTACCTGATACTTATGCTAAGTACTATAATACAAGTGCATCAGGAGTAATTATGATGAAAGCAGAGTTTACCACTACAGACTTTGATAAAAGAATTACAGCTTTAAATGTATACAGGTCATTTAGCTCAGACGATCAAACTGCCCCTGTTTACTATTTACAAAAGACTATCCCTACAAACACAAAAAGTACACATATCGATAATAAAGGAGCTACAAACAGTAGTTCAACTACAGGCAAGAAACAGATTATATGTATGGGAGGGGATAGTGATACAGATTTTTCAGATATAAACACATGGGCGACCACATCAGGATTTGGTAATAGTAATTTTGATAGGGTTTACATAACTATTGGTTCAACAGCTTATGATTGGACAGATGATGCAAGTGAAGGAGGGAATAAGTTTACATATACAAGTAGTTCAGTATTAACTCTTAATTCAAGTGCAAGTGAACCTGATAATAAGTTTGATGATGATGTGACAATAACTCGAGCTGATGCAACGAATAATCAAAATGCTTCTGAAACAAGAAGAGTATATTGTGGAGATAGATTGTTACACAATGCATCTTGGGATTGGGAACAAAATGAGGTATCAGGTTATCATGCTCTTATATCTTTTAGTAGTAATAATGACAGGTTTGTAGTTGCCTCTAATGGCCCCCTAGTGCAGGTATCATCAGGTATATCTGTATCAGGAACATCAGGAACAGTAACATTGACTAATGGATATAAGTGGTCTGTATCAGGTTCCACAGTAACATTAATATATGATGATAACAATCAAGCTGTATCAAGATTACATAATCTAACAACAGATAAAAATGATATAAGATATAGACATGGTAAATATATAAATGGTAGATACTATCAGGCAAATGTCGTACTTGACCCTAGTGATGAGAATGAAGTGCACAATGATTTTATTATGTTTAGTGAAATTCAGCAACCCGATGTAACCCCAATAACAAATTATATACAATTAAAAGACTCTCAGGGTGGAGAAATATTAGGACTAAGACAGGTTGGTGATAGCTTGGTAGTATTTATGGAGAATGGTGTTTACAGGTTAAGGGTTCCATCTACTGACCCTAGAAGCTTTTCGTTAAAAGAGGCGGAAGAAAATATAGGTTGCGTATCATCTAGGAGTATTGTGCAGGTAGGTAGTTATGTTTTTTTTGCTAGTAAAGATGATATATATGCATTAACACCATCATATGAAATTCAGCCATGCGGATCATCAATAAGAGATATATGGCAAGGTAAAGCTAATAAGGAAAGCACATTTGGTATTTATGACCCAATAAAACATAGGGTATTATATGTATTTGGAAATGACACAGAAGATGTATATGCAATAGATACAGAAAAGTTTATGTATGGGGGTAAGGAAGTTTGGAATCATTATGAGTTTCCGCATACAGATCACAAAATAGAGGATTTTGGAATAGATGAAAACTTGCAGTTATATTTATTTCACAATGCTCATGATAACTAAGGTAATTAATTATGAAAGATAAATTAGGATTATCAGGTGAAGTAGAAGTAACTATTATAAAAGCTGATAAAAATAAAGAAAAACAAGTTGTTAAAAACGCTGTGCACGTTGAATTAAAAAATGCAATAGCAAAGGGTTTACAGGAAACATTTGAATATGGAATAAATAATAGTCCACTTTTTTCTACAGATAATTTCGATGATTCACCGGCCCCCACGAGATCAGGTATGGTACTTACTGATGCTAGTAATGAATATGAAACTGCATTAACAACGATTACTACAGTACCTAACTCAACAGGAGTTAGAATTACTTCATCTACTAGGAGAGATGGCGATACAAAAAACTTAACAGGTGCTAGGTGTGGCAGGTATTATGTTAATGGAGATTTTACTATAGACTATGCTTCTACGACTTTTACACAAGCAGTTACAGATGGACAGCAAATAGATGTTACATGGGATATAACAATATCATAGGAGAATAGAATGGCGAATATAATAATACCAAAAGTTGAATTAGATATTAGTGGGAATATTATTCTCAATATTAGAGATGTCAATGGAAACACAAAACAGCATGAAGAATTTAAAAATACAATATGGACACATTTAAAAGATAATATATCATTAGCAATGAGAAGTGATTCAGCAGTTAATCATTTTATAAATACATCTAGCGGTTGGTTTAACTCTACTTATCCTAAAGGTGTTGGTGAGGATGGTATTATGATCACTCAAACAACTCACACTAATACTGATAATGGAGTTACTTGGGTAGATAGCGAGACATCATCAGACCCTTTATGGGATTTATATTTAGATGAAAATTTATCTACAACTTATGACTCCTCAAATAGCCCTAATCAGGCATCATGGACAGCAGAAGGAACATGGGAAGGAAAAGAAGGGTCGGGTACAGCAACAAGTAATTCTTTTGATAAAATGCAAATAGGAAAAGATTGGAAAGTAACTACACAAGAAGATATAAATGCAGGTACTCATAGATTATTAGAGCATTTTGACTATGTATTTGCAAGTGCAACTGCTCATGGAAATGATTTTACTGCATTTTCGTTAGACGATAATGATGTAGCTAGGGTAACGTGGACAATTACAATTAGCTAATGCCAAGTACAAGTGTAACAGTAACAAACCCAACAGGCTCCTCTAGATGGTATAGAGGTCAGTCTTATACTATTCAATGGTCACACACTACTAACTTTGGTGTAACTGTAGATCACTTTGAGATAGATTTATTAAAAGGCTCTTCACAGGTACTAGCTATTGCCTCAAATAAAAGTTCTTCATCCTCTTCACATGGTTGGTCGATTCCATCAAATCAAACCGAGGATGATGATTATAGAATTAGAATTAAAATGGTTACAGTTGGTGGAGGTGATATTTTATATTCAGATACTTCAGATTATTTTGACATACATGAAAAGTATCACACAACTACTTTATCTGATGCAAATTCATTATCGGAAACTTTATCTAAATCTGTAGCTACATATCGTACAGACCGATCTTTATCTGAAACAATTCCATCAGCAGAATCACTAGCTAAAACAATAAGCACTTGGAGATTTGTAAGTACATTATCTAACACAGTTACCCTTGGTGATTCTTTTTCTAAATTTATTGATACTTGGGAACATATACGATCCGTATCTCATAGTATCTCCACATCTGAATCTTTTACTAAGTCAGTACAGACTTGGAGATATATAACTAATTTATCTGAGACTATAAGCACATCTGAATCTTTTACTAAAGCAGTTCAAACTTGGAGATTTATAAGATCGTTTTCAGATTCAATTTCCTTATCCGACACATTTGCCGATCCTGTAGTATTTCAGTTTAGGCATGATACTGCTTTAAGCGATTCTTCAACATTAAATGATTCTCTTAATATGTTAGTAGATAGATGGAGATATATACGATCAATATCTGAAACAGCTACAATATCAGAATCATTATCTAAGTCTATACAATTATGGAGACATATAAGAACTTTATCTGATTCTATAAGTGTATCAGAAAGTTTAACAAAAGGTATAGACACTTGGAGATTTATAAAAAATACATCTGAAACAATAACAGTATCAGAAAGCCTATCAAAAGCTATAGAAACATGGAGGCATATAAGAACTTCGTCAGATACTATTAGTGTTGCAGAATCTATTGGTACTCCATCAATTAGAACATGGAGAGTACAAAGGGTTTTAACGGATTCAATAAATATGTCAGATTCGGAAAGTCACACTCTAGAAGCATGGAGACAGCAGACAACTGTATTTGCCCTAGACTCGCCAACAGGTGATGAAAATTCATATACTGCTAATTGGAAGAGTGGTTGGCATACAGTTTCAGATTTAGGTAATAACAATCTAATAAGACGTTTAAACATTGATTACGGAAGTAGTGATTCTATAACAGCAAAAATATATACTGATGAAAATGATATGAGTCCTGTGGCAACTAAAACATTTTCAAGTACAGGTAATATCAATACTGTTAAGTCCGAATCTATTAGGTTAGGTATTAGATGTCGTTATTTTATGATAGCTATTGAGTCTGTCGCATCTGTGAGTTCAGATGCTAGGATTGATAAAATAGAGGTTTCTACAGATGGCTAATCAATCTAAAGTTATTAAAATAGATGATTCAAGCTCAACTAGCACATTATCTGTTTTAAGAAAGACAGGTTGGTTTACTCTTAGCGACATGGGTCATAAGGTAAATGTAAGAAGATTTAATATTCGCTATTTAAGTGAAGATGACGTAACTGTAACAATATATACAGATGGAGATGAATCATCGGTAGTTAAAACAATAACTATAACTAAAAACTCAGGTAATTCAGCAACAAATTTAAAAAAGTATAGAAGTATTAGTGTAGGCAGAAGAGCACAAGTAGCTATGGTAAAGATAGTTTCAAGCTCAACTGATAATCCAATAACTATATATAAAATGGAGCTAGAAGTAGATGGCAATTAAGACAGGACAAAAGAAAACAGATAGAGCAGTAGAGGCAATGGACTCATCTATAAGTAATAGGCAAAAATCTATTGGGTTTACAAAAGGTGAAGTAGCATCTTCTGAAATAGGAATAAATGATTTTAGATTCTCATCACTTAGGGCAAATCAATTAGGCCCCGGATCACCATCAAAAGGTGAGGGTCGATTATATGTTAAAGATGGTGACGGATTTTTATATTATATAACAGCAACGAAAGTAGGTTAAATAAAATGGCTTGGAATTATTTACCTGTTATAGCATCTAAATTGGGTGCTATAGCAAAGCACAAAGATACAGCAGGTGGTATAGCATCAATATTAGGTAATTTAGCAGGAAGAGGTGCGTATCAAGATGCTTCAGCTACAGGAGCAGAACAACAGTATATGCAAATGTTAAAAAGAAGATCGCAGGAGGGAATGTACAGCAGGGGAGATAGAGCAGGTATGCTTCAGGACATAGCTATGCAATCAGGTGGAATAGCACACCAAGCTAAACAAGGTATTCAAAACCAAATGGTTGGTCAAGGTTTAGAGGGTAGTATTATTGGTTCTCAGGCAGGTCTACAGGCTGATGCAAGTAAAATGAAAACACTAGCTGATGCCAACATAGGTTTAAATAGGTCTAATAAAAAGTTTATGTTACAGGCTGAGGATCAATTACTTGGTAAGAAAATGGAGTTAGCTAATCGCATGAGAAGTCAAAAGTATGCAAATAAACTTGGGTGGGCTGACAGTATAGAGGATATGGCTTTTTCAAAACATTTAGAAAAGATGACCCCTGAAGAATTTGAACGATATCAATTAAGTCAAAGGGGTTAATTATGGGTGTATATAGAGGAGTATTATTAGACCTACATAAGAATAGGTTAGCTAGGTATCAAAAGAATCAAATAGCTAAACAGAAAGCTGAAAAAGATAAACGCACATCAAACATTGCATTATTAAAAACAGAAGTTCCTGTTCACGAAGAAAATGGTAAATATTACATTACAAATAAAAAAGGTGAATTAGAAGAAGTTGATAAAGGTCTATATGATAGTCAAGTAGAAAGAAATAGGTTGGCACAAGTAGCTAGAGGTGAATTAGAGGCAACTTATAATATTCCACCAACATTGCAAAAGCAAAGGGAAGATCATTATAATACAGAGGCTGAAAAATTTAAAGCACAGGAAGCTGATTCTATTAAATCAGAAGCAGAATTTGCTCGTAGAAAAGCGGAAGCTTTAAAAAATAAGCCTATTGATAAAGTTGTTAATGAAGCAGTTGTTAAGGAGCAACCGCCAACTAAATTAGCAGATGAATTAATTGGTGGTAAATATAGCTCTAATCCAACAGAAGAAAGTATTGCTCCAAGAAAGGATTTTACTGAGAAACATAATGAAGCACTAGTGCAGAGAGCACAATTTATTGCAGGTAAAGACCCTATTGTTACAGGTACTAAAGACCCTAATAAAGTAGCATCTCAAACGATGACACCAAATATTATGTCAGGTCAAAATCATCCACAAGCTACAAATTTACTCACTAACAATAATATTGGTGGTATGGTGGTAGGTCAAGCTCCAAATACAGGTATACAAAGTATAAAACAAGGTGCAGTATTAGCTGATCCAAATTTTTCAAATGTGAAAGCAAACCCATTTAAAACTAGACAAGATAGTATGTTTGGTGGAAAAATTAAACCTACACCACTAACAGGCAGGGATAGAATTGCAGGTTGGGGTAGAGACCCTAAACCTGTAAAAGTTCGAGAACAATTAACATCAACCCCGATGATGGGTCAATCTCAATCTCAATCATCGAAATTGCAAAGAGCAAACCAAAAAGTTATAAATACAATGGGCGGTACGTTAGGTATGTTGTTGTCAAAACCTAGTGAATCTGTAAATAAAAAAGTTGCAAATTTATCTTCAACACCAAAGAAAGATGAGTATTCTCAATTAAAAGCAAAGAATCAACAAATATGGGATAAGTTTATTAATACTATAAAAGCAGGTTGGAATAAAAAACCACAACCAAAAGTGAAACAAGCATATAAACCTAGATCTAGTTCAGAACGATATAAAGTACAATAATTATGCCGAATCTTTTTCGATTTGTTACTGATGCTGTAAAGCAGTTCGAGTACGGATCAGCAGACCAAAATCAATATGGAAACCATATATGGACACCTGAACTAGAAGAGCTTTATGGTGCTCAAAAGGGTAATACATTTATAGGTAGGGATGCGGATGGTAATCCTGCTGAATATCATTATGCATATTATGATGATCCACAAACAGGTGAAGAAGCTTCAGATTATATAGTTGGTAAACTATGGCAAAATGCCGGAAATGATTCTATACGTTTTGCATCTAATTATACAGGTCTACCACCTGATGACCCTACAGTAAAAAATTACGCTAAACAAATAGAAATAAATCGTAAGGATGAAAATGCTAAAAATGCAGTTCAACGATTTAATAATTATCAAGAAGCATCCCAAGCTTTACCTGATCTAATAGCGGAGAACCCTAGTAAAAAATCTCAGATAGAAAAATTAGTAGAAACAGGATACTATGTAGCCGATCAAGTGAGAGGTCTTTTAGCTGAAGAAGAAGAGAAGAAGAAGCCCGAAAAAGAAGAAAAGAAACAGGGAAAAGACTTTGAAGACCATGCAACTGAGTTTGGTAAATCATTTATGGTTGGTGTGGGTCAGTTAGGTGAAACTGTTGGTGGTGGATTACAATGGGCTGAAGAAAACTTTGATGCAGATTTAAATGCTCAAGCTGTTAGAGATTATTCTCAGGGCATTATAGATGACTATTGGATACCTGAATTAAATAAAGAATTTGAGTGGTCAGATATGGCTACTCCTGAATTTTATACTACAAAGTTTTCACAAAATCTACCAAATCTATTAGCACTAATGATACCGGGTATGGGTGCAGGTAGCATTGCAGGTAGAGGATTATTAAAACTAGGTGCAGGTAGAGGGTTAACTACTGTAGGACAAGCTGTTACAGGTGCACTAGCTAGTAGACCACTTGAGTCTGCTATGGAAGCATCTCAAGTATATACAGAACTTAGAGATCAAGGTGTAGGGGTAGAGGATGCATCTAGAGGTGCTAGTGAAACATTTGAAAAGAACCTGTCGCTAATAGGATTAGATGCTGTTCAGTTTGGATTAGCTTTTAGTGGTCTTAATAAAGTGTTCAGACCTAGTATGGTTAATTTTATTAAAGGTACAGGTAAGATAGGGGTCGCATCAGGAATTGAGGGTGGAGAAGAATTAGTACAGCTTTATTTTAGTGAGGCAGGTAAAGCATCAGCACTAGGGCAACCTGACCCTGATTTAGTTGAAAATTTATCATTAGCTACCCCAACACAGAAAGAAGCATTCGCTTTAGGTGCATTTATGGGAGGTACTTTCCAAACTATCTCTGCTATAGGTGGCTTAGGTGGGTCAGAGGGTGAAATAAAGCTAACTAAAGAACAAATAGAGAATATAATTGAAGAAGAAACAGAAAAATTAACTATACTACAAGCTCGTGAACAAGCAACACAAGAGCCAATTACACCTGAACAGGAAGAAGCAAGTAATTTAGTTAACAGTTTAGAAAACTACCCTGATGTTACTGCTGAGTTTGTTGAGCAGGAGCTTGTTGATATTATGTCTGAAGAAGACTTAATAAATGCAGGTTATCCTGTTGAAAGTTTTGATTTATTAAACATTGAACAAGTACAAGAAGGAGAAGAAGGCTATGTCGAAGGACAAACAAATTACAGGGTCGGTGTCGAAGCAACCAACTATGAACATGAGGATACAGGGCAAAGACGGATTTTATTCTCCGGCAGTACCTCTAGAAGCGGTGTCATCGAAGATACTGTCGAAGCTATCCTCACAAGACTCGACAAGGTTAATCCAAATCTTAAACAAAGAATAGATGCTTGGATACAGAGAGTCGAGAGAACTGCAAATGAATTAGGCGAGTCATTACCATTTACAGGTAATGAATTATTTAGTAAAGCTTTCACATATAATACAATGGGATATGGTAATGAAACAGAAATACCATTCCTATTTACAATACCTGAAGCTCTTGTAAATGATGTTATTGCTGAATTTGGAACGAAAGATGGTACTAATTTACTTGAGCAAATGCGTGGGGATGCACCTGTACAAACTGAAGCTCAGGTTGGCGAACTTGCAGTTACAGGTGAAGATATACAGCAAGATGTTGCCGAACAGCAAGTTGAAGCACCACCCACACTAGAAGCATTTGTTTCTAGAAAGAGAGAACAGCATGATGGTGTTTGGACAAAAGAGTTAGCTAAGGAAGCTAGGGATGAATATCGTAGGTTGTTTAAACAGCCTGATACACCAATGATTACAGAGGGAACAGCTATTGAAGAACCTATAGTTGAAGAAAAACCAAAAGCTAAACCAAAGAAAAAAGATGAACAAAAAGATGACTCGGTATATACGGCAGAAAGAATTGAAAAATTATTAAGTGATAGTGGAGTAAAAGCATTAAATAATGTTGATGGTTTATCGGAGATGGGTAGTTCTGTACCAATGAAAGAGGTGCAGAAATTAGTTAAAAAATATAATCTAAAACCTAATGGTAAATCAAAATGGGATATGTTAAAGGCTATACAAAATCACTTATCTAAACCTAAACAAAAATATGAGCTTGGCACTAAAGTAAGTGGTGTAGCTAGGGTTACTAAAAAGAATCCTAGTGGTGTGGCAGTTATTTCAGGATATAATCCTAACACAGGTGAATACACATTTGAAGCAACTAAATCATCCATTGATAAAGGATTAACATTAAAAGAGGGTGAGTTTAGTGTACCTGATGAATCAAGATCAAAAGGTATAAAAAGATTTAATAATTTTAATGAGCTACCAAAAAGTAAAAGAAAACAAGCTCGTTTAGATGCTAGTACATTTAGAAAGAATGTAAATAGTGGAAAATATGATGAGGTATTTGGTCAAGAAATATTAGACAGTATAAGTGGAGAACAAGCACAGCAAGATTATAGATTTGAAAAGATTGGTGAACGATTAGGTTTTGATTTAAGTAAGGGAACAGAAAGAGCTAGTGCATTACCTAAAATAGAAGAGTTACTAGAAAAAGTTAGAAGGGGAGAGGAGAAGTCTTTTGAACAAGAAGCTTTAGATGACTTAGATGTTTTCTTAGGGGAAGTGGGAAGAAAAGAAGGATTTAAAATTAGTCCTAAGAAGTATATTTCTACAGAAGAAGCGTGGAATAGATTAAAGAACAAAAAACCTATACTTAGACCCGGTGAAAAAATTGAAGATAAACACGCAAGAAAAATTATAAAACGTATAGAAACAATGTCGATAAAAGACTTAGCTAGTATATTTGATAATAATGATGATGTATCAACTATATTAGTAGCTCCTAGATTTTGGTATCGTGAGGATATAGCGGATATGTTTAAAGAAGCATCAAAAACTGATCCTAATATATATGAAAAGCAATCATTGTTTTTAACAATTTTAGGTATTCTAAGTAACGGAAATAATCCTCAAGTTAATTATCAACAAGCTTTTGAGATGTTACAAAATATTAAAGGTAAGAAACTTCCATTAAAAAGTCATGTGCAAGGTAAAAATAAAGAAGCAGGTATTGCATTTGGCGGTCTTACTGAAGCAGGGTTTGCTTATGGTACTGTGAGATGGAGACAAGTGGGAAAATCAGGTCAAGTTCTACAGAAAATAATTGATGAGTATGGTGTAAAAGGTTTAGATAAATTTTTATTAAAAAAGTTTAAAGCTAAAGATTTAAAAAAGAAATATAGTAATCTAAATACTTATGGTGAAGGTGGTAATGTTATGAGTCATATTGAAACTATACCTCAGCAAAACAAAGAGGTTTATGGTGCGGAAGTGTTTGGCAGAAAACTAGGTACTTTTATAGTAAATATGCATGGTATACATGAGGATGCAGTTATAGATGTTTGGATGGATAGAATGTTGTCTAGATACACAGGTATGTTAAAGAAGTTTAAAACTGAATCATCTCAAAACGCAAAAGATTATTTAGATCAAGCACTAAAAAATGTAGCGGAGAGAATGACAGAAATAACAGGAGTTGATTGGGGGATAGATCAAGTCCAAGCAGTTCTTTGGTACAATGAAAAAGAAATGTATATTAAAGCAGGAGTAAAACCCGAAAAAGGAGTAAGTTATGCCCAAGTCGCAAAACAACAAAGAGCCCTTAGCACATCCAAAAGTGATGAAGGAAGTGTTAAAGATGGAAAAAGAAATGTTCTCGGAGGAAAACCTAAAATTAGCGGAGAAACTTCTCAAGGAAGAACTAAGCAACCTGCCTTTAAAATAGGTTTCAGAACCCCTGCGGATCAGAAACCTAACGTATCAAACGATTACTCTAACACTTCTAAACACTTTGATTCAAAAGTACCTAATGATGTCCGTAAAGAAGCGAGACAAATGGAGAAAGAATATGCTCCATCAAAGTTTCGTGATTTCTTAAATACATTTTACTCACAAGTAAAACGAATAAACCCTGCTATTGCTAACGCTTTTAGACGTTTTCAGCGTAATAATATAAAAATAGTAAAAGACTTTGAAGCTAAGGTGAAGCCTTACGCTAACTTCCTAAAGAAAATGAGTAGAAGGCAATGGTACAGACCAATAAAGTGGAGGAAGCATCGAGTAGATTATATGATCTTAAAGAAAGCTCTACTTAATGGTGATAGAAAAATGATTGATCAGATCAATGCAAAGTATGGGATGGAAGATGCATATAACGCATCTAGAGAGGCTCTAGATAATATACATGAACAGGCAGGAGCAGTTGGTTTAGATATAGGATTCATACAAGAATATTTTCCTAGACTTGTCGCAAACCCTAGACAGTACATGATATACATTAGAAAAACTTTAGGTAAAGATAGTAGTCTTGTATCAAAGATTGATGAAACAATAAGAGATGAACAAGCTAAAAGAAAAGATAAAATAACTGATGAAGAGAAAGCAGTAATTGCACAACACATTATTAAAGGTCATACAGGAAGAGTATCTGTGGGTAGAGCAGATAATGCTAAGGCTAGACAAATAGATTATGTTGCAGATGATGCTCTAAGATTTTACCATGACCCACATATTGCTATAATGAATTATGCACATAGTTTTGCTGATATGATTTCCGCATCTCAGTTTCTTGGTGGGTCACCAAATAGATATAGTATTAGAAGTCATAAGCTAGGAAAGAAACGATACTATTATATTTATGATGAATTAGATCAAATAAAGATGCCCGGGCCTGATGGGCTAAAACCAAGATTATATAAAAACCGAAAAGGTGAAAATATAATGAAAAGGTTAGATGAACTTAGACAAATGCATCAGCAAAGAGTTGGGCTACCTAATATGAATTTATATGATCAGATTGGTGGAATGATGATTAGGATGAGAAACCAACATGGTTTAAACGCTGATCAAGAATCAAGATTATTAAGTTTATTTGAGGCATACTTCAATAGAAATAAAATGAGTCCATTCGTACAAAAGTTTAAACATTTATCCTACATAGATACAATGGGATCACCATTCTCAGCTATAACGCAGTTAGGCGATTTAGGGGTAGCAGTATACAGGTCATCTAAATCATCAAAATTAGGTTACCTAAGCCCACTTACATATGGTAAAGTGTTAAAGAATTTTATTATGTCTATGTTAAATAAAAGTAATTACAGCATGGAAGATATGGGTATTGATCCTTTAGGATTAGAGTTTAGAACCGATTCAACATGGTCAGGTAAATTATTAGAGGCAGTATTTAAATACACAGGTATACGCAAAATGGATCAGGTAGGTAAAGAGACTTATGTAAATACTGTGATGAATGGATATAAGAAACAGGCAAATATTAAGAATCCAAAAAATAAAAGATATAAAGATTTAGTACGAAGATTAGAACAGAAATTTGAACCTCAAGAAGTACAGCAGTTACTTAAAGATTTAAAGAATGGGAATAGATCAGAATTGGTAGAATTACTTGCTTACTCAGAACTGTTAGACGTACAGCCTGTTGCTCGATCTGAAGTACCTGTGCAATATTTAAGAATGAATAATGGTAGAATCTTTTATATGTTAAAAACATTTATGTTAAAGAGAATTGATGTGTTTAAAAAAGAAATTAATTTAATAGAAAGAAGAGCACAAGAGTTTGAAAAGAACAAGCAGTTTAAACGTGCTACGATTCATAGGTTAGCAAAGGGTAGAAGGTTGGTAGCTTTAGGTACAGTATTAGCTTTAGCTGAGGCAACTACAGATGAGATTAAAGATTGGATACTTGGCAGGGAAACGACATTGTCAGATAGAGTTACTAGTAATCTATTAAAGTTAGTTGGTATAAGTAGGTACCATTTCTATAATTTTTCAAGGGATGGCTTGAGGGGTGCACTAATAAAAATGATTATGTTTCCTGTAGATTGGATAGATGATCCTATTAGAGATGCAAGTAGAATTAGATCAGCATATGAACGACACTCTAATAAGTATGATAGGATAGGAAGTATCAAAAAAGATATAGGTAAGCGAGGGTTGAGAAGTATAAAGCATATACCATTCATAGGTAAATATTTATATTGGTGGAATCCGGAGCATCTTGGCCCTATTCCTAATGAGGGATTATCAGGATCATTGGGTTACGGAAGAAAAATGCTAGAACGAGAAGCGAAGAAAAAAAAGAAATACAAGTATAATGGATAATAATTTTTTAAACGATGAATAGGAGTGAGATTGTGCCATGTCTAGTTTAACAGGTAAAACTATAGGTGCGACCTATAAGGACATACTTACAGTTCATGGAACTGTATCAAACCAAGGTCTTGAAGCATCACTAAAGAAAATTGAGGATGGGGAAGGTGTAGAATCCTCTGTAGAAATCTCTACAACTGAATTTAATGTTCATTCACATAATGGCTCTAGTGCAGGGTTAAAATTAGGTGGAACATTAGTAACATCTAGTGCAACTGAACTTAATTTATTAGATGGTATTACTTCTGTTTTAAATGAAAATAATATGAGCTCAAATAGCTCGACATCACTAGCTACACAGTCAAGCGTTAAGTCATATGTTGACTCTCTAGTAACCGCACAAGATTTAGATTTTCAGGGTGACACAGGGGGAGCTCTAAATATAGATTTAGATAGTGAGTCACTTACAATAGCAGGTGGGGAAGGGATAGATACAGTAGGATCAGGTAATATAGTAACTATTACAGGTGAATATGCATCTGATTCTAATAAAGGTATAGCAAGTTTTACCGCAACAGATTTTAGTGTAAGTAATGGTGTTGTATCTTTACAAACAGAAAAACTTCAAGATGTTATAGGGGGAATGGTAGATAGTAATACTGAGAGTGGTATTGCAGTTACTTATGACGATTCAAGTGGTAAGTTAAATTTTGATGTTGGTGATTCTACTGTCACGCTTACAGGTGACGTTTCGGGAACAGGTACAATAACTAATCTTGGAAATGTATCTATTGCGACTACTATAGAAAGCAATTCATTAGCATTAGGTACAGATACGACAGGGGATTATGTAGGTACCCTAACAGCAGGTACAGGTTTAACAAGCACAGGGGCAACTAGCGGAGAGGGTATAGCTCACAGTTTTAGTGTTGATGCTTCTCAAACACAGGTAACTGCTGTAGGAACTATTGGAACAGGGGTTTGGCAGGGTACTTCAGTTGACTCAGATTACACAGAAGCAAAAGTTCACTCACTCACAGCCGGAGAGGGTATAGATGTTTCATCCACTACAGGTGCAATAACTATTAGTAGTGAATTAGCTACTGATGCAAATAAGGGTATAGCAAGTTTTAATAATACAGATTTTAGTGTGACTAATGGTGTGGTCACTTTACAGGAAGAAAAATTACAGGATGTTATTGGTGGCATGGTTGAGAGCAATACCGAAAGTGGTTTAGCTGTTACTTATGATGATACTAATGGAAAATTAAATTTTAATGCAGGTGACCCTGTAATTACTATAGATGGCATAGTAGAGGGAAATGCCACAATGACAAACCTAGGTAACGTCACTATTGATGTTTCTGTAGCAAGTACAGGAATAGCTCTTGGAACACAAACAAATGGTGCATTTGTAAAAGCTATTACAGCAGGAACAGGTCTTAGTACAAATCACATAGGAGGGGAGGTTGAAAATGCTGAACACACATTAAGTGTAGATGCATCGCAAACCCAAATAACAGCATTAGGTACAGTAGGTACAGGTGTTTGGCAAGGAACTTCAGTTGACTCTGATTATACAGAGGCTAAGGTTCATTCAGTAAGTGCAGGGGAAGGTATTGCTGTCACCGCTACTACAGGAGCTCTAACTGTTAGTGGGGAGGATGCAACTGACTCTAATAAGGGCATAGCAAGTTTTTCTACAGCTAATTTCGCGGTATCGGGTGGTGGGGTCACAATTAAAGATGGCGGTGTTGCTAATGATGAATTAGCAAATGCTGATTTAAATTTCTCAGATGGATCAAATTCTTCAACTGCTGTTCTTGGTGGTGCAATAACTATAAGTGGAACATCAAATGAAGTTACAGTTGTAGCCGATGGAAATAATACTTTAACCATTGGCCTACCTGATGCGGTTACGATTGGAAGTACATTAACTGTCACTCAGGATTTAATCGTAAATGGAAGTACAGTAACAGTTGATGCGGAAAATTTAGCTATTGAAGATTCAATGGTAAAGGTAGGAAAAAACAATACTCAAAATAGTATTGACCAAGGATTATATGGTAGGTATCGAACTGCATCTACTGATCTTTATATGGGAATGTATGCAGATGCTTCAAACTCAAACACATGGACATTTTTTAAAGGATTACAGGCAGAGCCATCTACTACTGTAAATGAAGGCGGAACAGGTTGGGCTTTGGCTCCAATAAGGGTTTCGACAGTTACAGCTAGTACAGTAGATGGAGCTACTATTGATGGGGGAACATTCTAATGGCTAATACTCTAAAGTTTAAACGAGGTACAGATTTATCTAACGCAGGTACTCCATCGGCAGGTGAACCTGTATGGAATAGCAGTACGAATAAATTATATATTGGAGATGGATCAACTTCAGCAAGTTCACTTACACAAATAGGAGCAGAGTTCTTACCATTAGCAGGTGGTACACTTACAGGTAATCTTACTGTTGGTTTAGGTAGTGTTGACCAATATATTGATTTAAAAAAGGGCAATTCTGACAAACATGGAATTATAAGATTTTACAGAGAAAGTGCGTTAGAATGGGGAATTGGTCATGCTTCGGGTGAGGGTAGCGATCCTTATCAATTAACAAGCGGTACAGAATTTGGTATATGGTATGGCTCTTCTCCATCTTATGCTATGTATTTTGATACAAGTAAAAATGCAACTTTTGCATCTGATTTAACCATTACAAGTGAATTATTTATAACTAATAGAGGTTCAGCTTCAGCACCTGCTATAAGGTTTGGGGGTGATGGCTCTAGTGGTATTTACTCTGGAAGTTCAGCAGAGTTTGGATATGCTCATGGTGGTTCACAAAAGTTTCTAGTCAATAGTTCGGGTGATGGAACCTTTGCAGGTACTGTAGGAGTAGGTGGTGCAACTGTAGGAACATTTGGAATAAGAAATGCAAGTAGTACACCAACATTATACTTTCATGATGAGTCAGTACCATCTACAAGAGAACATTATTTAAGAGGACATTATAGCAGTAGTGCAAATACAGGGAATGCTGTTTCTTTTAATATAGAGAATACAGCAGGTTCTTCATCTGAAATAATGAGAGTATCAAATGCAGGTGTCGGTATAGGCACAGATAGTGCGTCTGATACTTTACATTTAGAAGATGGTAATAATACAAAAATAAGATTTAGTTATGGAAGTGGTCTTTACATAAATCAAATAGCAAACGAATGGGACTCTAGTACTTCAGCAAATAATAAAATGGGGTTTCATGTAAGTACTGGGCATACAAGTAATACTGTTGAACCATTAACATTAAAAGGAGATTCTTCAGCTACATTTGCAGGAGATGTTTCAGTTTCTTCATCAGACCCAACTATAACTATAAAAAGAAGCAATAGTTCATCTTATGCAGGACATTTAGATTTTACAAATAATGCAGATGCTCTTGGTTGGCAAGTTGGAACTAATCAAGTAACTGGTGATGGATTTGAAGTTAATTATGGAACTGCTAATAAATTTTATTTAACAACTAGTGGCAATGCTACATTTACAGGAACAATAGGTTCGGGGGCAATTACTTCTACAGGTGGAATAACAGGAACTACAGGAACATTTTCAGGTGATATATATCAAAGTACAGGAAAATTTAGAATGGAACGCTCTACTGATTTATTATCAGGAGCACATAGAAAAGTTCAGATATTCAATGACTCATCTGTATTTATAGACCAATATTCATATAATGGAGGTTATAATGCTTTGAATCATTACAGGTCAAATCATGCAAGTATTGGTTCTTTTACTGCTACAGCGGATGGAGATATATTAGGCACAATTAATTGGCATGGTACAGATTCGGGAAATTCTAAAGTAGCTATTGGTTGTGCAATAGACGTTAGGCAAGATGGTAACGCAGGTGCTGATTATACACCAAGTAAATTGGCATTTTATCTTTCTAATGGTAGCAATATTTCATCTAAGACTCTCGAATTGAGAGCAGACCAATCAGCTACATTTGCAGGTACAATATCAAATACAGGATTAGTATCAAGCACAGGTAATACAGCAGGATTTAAGTCTATAAATGCTAGTACAACTTCTAAAACTACTCAAGTAGCTTATGATGGTTTATATACAAATGGTGCTCAAAATCAATTTATATCATCTGATCAAGAAATTAAATTTTACCCGGGAGGTGTAAACAAGGTAACGATGGAGACTGATGGTACAGTCCAATTTGTAGGCACAGCAACTTTTCAAAGTAATACTACTTTTGCTGAATATTTAAAACATGATGGAGATTCAGATACATTTATAAGATTTACTGATAATGCAATTAATTTTTCAACAGGTAACTCAACAGCTTTATCATTAGGTGGCACAGTAAGTGGTAATACTGTTAGAGGCGCTACCACATTTGACAGCGATGTCACTATCAATTCCGCCTTTACTATGTCGGGTGCTGATAAAACATTTAATGTTACTAATACTACAACAAATGGACAAACAACAAATTGGATAACAGGTAGGAATACCCAAGACCATGGAATTTCACATTATTATAAGGATACAAATGGAAATGTTAGAGGGCGAATTACTGCACACATGGGGGAAGGTACTCTTGGCTTAGCTCTTGCAGGTAGAAACTCTGGCTTTGGTGACCTTTTCTTGGACTCAAGTGGTAACGCTACATTTGCAGGTGCTGTTGAAGTGGAAGGCAATCTTACTAGTAGTTCATCTGACGCATACAATAATATTATATTTGAAGCCTATCATGCAGGGGTTGGTACAAACAGCTTGGTATTTCGCAAGTCTAACCATGCTTCAAATGTTATACAAACAACAAGTGGTCAAATATCGGGAATGATGCATTTTCAAGGGGTAGATACGAATAATGCATTTGTGGATTCCGCATCTATTATAGCAACGCAAGATGGTTCATCAGCTAGTGGAAGAGCACCAACAAAATTGTCCTTTTCTACATCTTCTTCCACAGCTTTTAATACAGACCAATTTGTTCTTAATTCAAATAATTCAGCTACATTTGCAGGAAATGTTGGAATTGGAGTAACTGCAAACCATGAACTACAAGTCAATGGCAATATAGTTATTAAAGATGATGGATATATTGGGGTAAGAAATACTGCAAATACCGATTGGGGCTATGCTTTTAAACTTCAATATGGGGATAATATAGTTGTTAATCCTGCTTTACACTATGACCATACTACAGTTCCTTTTGGGAATGTTGGTATTGGGGTTGGTGAATCTGATGCTGTAAATTCAAAATTAATTGTAAGAGGTATCTCAGATTATAATCTATGGATAGGTCGTAGTGATATAGGAAATGCTTCAGTTATTGATAGTATTAATAACGCAGAAAATACAAGAATGCCATTATGGCTTTATGGAAGTCCTGTTAAAATAGGCGGTGGAAATCTTGAGGTGACAGGAGCTTGTACTTTTTCAGCGGATGTTGGAATAGGCGTTTCTCCTAGTTCGGGTTTTCTTCATGTAGAAAAAAGTAGTGATGGCGGTTGGTTGTCTTATATGAATAACACTCATGCAGGTGGCTATGGATTAAAAGTTAAAGCAGGTAGCGATTCGGGTGATTATGCTTTTGTAGTAGAGTCACAAGATTCGAGTACTCATTGGTTTAGAGTTACAGGTGATGGTAATTCACTTTTTTCTGGACAAGTTAATTTAACCACCACAACAACAGGAAGTTTAGATATTATAACATCAGGCTCGGGTAATGCACCTAATGATGGAAAACTTTATATCTCAAAAACTTCTAATGCAGATTGGTTTATGAAATGCGAATCAGGAAATGATGATTATGGTATAAAAGTTCATGGTAATGGTACTTATGGTATTGCGGTATCTCAACATGACGCAAGTTATAGGGCAAGAATTTCATACAATGGGTATATTTACTCAACAGATGGATTAGTACATGATATAGATTCAGATGAAAGATTAAAAGAGAATGTAAGTAATGCTGATTCTCAATGGCAGTTATTTAAAGATTTGCCACTACAAAAGTTTAAGTGGATAGATAGAAGGCATGGAGATGGTTATAGTCATGGATGGATTGCACAAGAAGTACAAGAAAAATATCCCGACTTAGTTGAACAAGTTCCTCAGCCTAAAGAAGATATAGATGCAGGTCTTGTAGATGAAGAATATCTAACAGTAAAGACAGGTATTATTCAAAGACTTGGATTAAAAGCCTTACAAGAAGCAATGGAGAAAATTGAAACTCTTGAAGCAAAAGTAACCGCATTGGAAAATGCATAACAAATAATAGGAGATAATAATGGCTGATACATTTAAAAAGAAAGCGGTTGAATCCCCACCTGTTGCAGATTGGAAAAATGTGCAAGTAGAAAAGGAACATCAACCTGCAAAGCAAAAGTCTACTGTGACTTATGCTCAGTTAGAACAGCAGAAAGCTAGTCAAGAAGCACAAAAGAAATCTTGTGAAGATCGGATAGCTGAGATAGTTGCTGAGATGGCTAAAGTAAAATCCGCAGTTGAGGCGTAAATAATAACAATAGGAGAATAGAAAGATGGATAAACTGAAAGAACGTAAAGAAGAGCTTATGAAACAAGCTGAAGAGCTCTCCACAAGCGTTACACAAGGTGAACAACAGTTACAGCAAATGAAGAATAACTTAATTTCTTTGCAGGGAGCTATAATGTTGTGTAATGAGCTTGAAGAGGATAAAGATAGTAAGGATAAATCAGCTAGTAGTAAAAAAGCTAACTAGCTGTTCAGGTCTGTTTTCCATATAAATAATGGCTAAGGTTGACGATAATTTTTCCGTAACAATCAATATTAGGTTATTGATTCAACTTGCGACCATATTTGGTTCAATTATTTTTGCGTATACAAATTTAAAGTCTACGCAAAATGAACTAAAACTAAACGTAGAGTCTCTAGAAAAGAGACTAGGAGTAATTGAGGATTCAAGAAATTCCGAGTTAGAAGAGATAAATAAAAGCTTAATTGAAAAGGTGTTTAAACGATCAAAGGAATAATTAAATCTCTAGCACTCTTATGCTTATTAGGGTGCGAAGACAAGTACCTAACTGTTGAACGTAGAATAGTAGATGCAGGGCAAGATAATGTTGCTATGTATTTTTGGGCGGAGGCCACTCAGGCAGGTGAAAATACTTGGAAACCAATATACCACTTCTTTGTTTACTCTATGATTGAGGGTACGCATGATGTTTTTTTTCATGCATATGTAGTGAATGGTCTAGATAGTGTTATATGGAGTGGGGTTATGCCTATAGAGATAGAAGGGAAGAAGAGGGTTTATGGAGAGTTTGTATCTGATGCAAGTTTTAGCCCTGAAAATATAGCAAATGTTACACCATTAGCATATTGTTCAGTAGAATATTAATAATTAATAACTATGGTAACTTATTATGACAGAATTATACGCAGATTATGGGAGTACTGCTGTAATAGTGGCTCTCTTTTCAGGTATGTTATATTGGTTCCGAGGTTTTGTAGACACGCTGATAAATAATAAGATGGAAGACTTAGAAACTGAGATAAGGCAAGTACAAGATATAACGCAGAATGAATTACAACAAAACAGAGAAATACTTATAAAATTAATTGATAGGACTAATGATAAGGATGATAATTCTAGAGTTAGATATGAAAAAACGATTGATAACGCAGAGAGAAGGCATGAAAAGATAACCGATGAACTTAGGACACAAAGCGAGTCACTTAATTTTTTAAGGGGAAAGCTCGATAAATCTTAAATTATAAAGTAAATGAGGATAAAATGGATATAAAATCAATATTAATGGATATGGCTGAAGCTCAGGCAGATAAAATGAGAGATGAAGCTGTTGGCTTTCTTGGATCAGAAGAATTTGAAAAAGAAATAGCATCAAAAATAAATGAGAAGATTGATATACCTTTTGTTAGTGAAGACAAAGAGCAAATCTTTTTTGAGAAGGTTGTAGACGTTGTTACTGATCTTATTCAAGGTGTGTTTAAGGGTAAGTAACTGTCAGCCTCATTTTGTGTTTTGGCATGAAAATGCGACTTGAGGCTGAACCTATTATGGAAAAGAATACTACATTCGGCAGTATAATTAAAGTTGTTATAAAGCATGAGGGTGGAAGCAAATATACGAATGATCCAAAAGATTTGGGCGGTGAAACACGATATGGAATTTCTAAGAGAGCTCACCCTGAAGTTGATATAAAGAAACTTACGATAGATGGGGCGATGGATATATATAGAAGATTATATTGGATACCATCTAAAGCTGAAAAGATCAAACCTGAACTAAGACTACCTTATTTTTTATATTTGGTTAATGCAGGTCAGGGGAATGCAGTAAAGTGCCTACAGAGAGCCTGTAATGCAACATTACCTAAAGATAAACGTCTTGTGGTTGATGGTAGAATTGGGAACCTCACTATTAAAGCTACTAGATATTTAGGTGTAGATAGGTTAAAAGCCTATATACTACTCAATTATGCTAAGTTAGTTTTAAAAAACCCAAGCCAAGAAAGATTTTGGTATGGTTGGTATAAAAGGGCTTTGACCTAATAAATAATTAATGTAAGTTTGTTATAAGCGAGGGGCAATAAAAGCCCAAACAAATTGAGACTATGTATGTGGTCTCCTGTGTTAGAGAAAAAGAGAGCTTTCATTTGAAGGCTCTTTTTTTTATTGCATAATATAATAATAATTATTTATATTCTACCTCATGCCAAAGGTGGAAAACATATCCCACATTAATTTATTAAGACCCTCCCAAAACCCTCGGACTCAACCACATAAACACAACTTTAAATATATACCCCCCTATGATAAGGATATTGATGGAATAGGTGGAGACTATTATTGCTGTGATTGTGGTGAGATAAAGTTCACAGATTGATACCTGAAAACATAGATTCTAGTTTTGTACGCAGGTTAAGTGCGAATGGTAGGTTCTACTATGATGCTAGAGATGAGCATCCTATATATGCCCCCTCTGTAACTACTATATTGGATAAAACTGTACCTAAAGGGTATGGCTTTCATCAATGGTTGCGGAATTATGGGCATTGGTCAGATTTTATTAAATATGCTAAAGCACATCGAGGTACTGTTGTACATATACTTGTCGAAATGTTAGCTAAAGGTGAAACTATTGACCCTCCCACCATCACAAAGGTTATACAAGCACAATCGAACCTTTTAGATGCAATAGTATTAGGCGGATGGAAAGAATATGAATTAAGCGTAAGGCGGTACCTCGAATCCTTTTGTGCATTCTATGATGAATACGATCCTATTGTTTTAAGCCTTGAGGAAATGCTATATCATAGAGATTTGCCATATGCAGGTACAGCAGATGCAATATTTGGTATGCGTATAAATGGTACAAAGAAAAGAGTGCTAGTAGATTTTAAAACAGGAGCAGAGCTTGAATATCACGCACTACAGCTAACTGCTTATAAAAAATTGTGGAATAAGATACATCCTGATGAAAAGGTTACTGCCTGTGCTGTCCTATACTTAAAAGAAGGATACAGGAATAAACCAACCTTTAAATTCAAGATTGTAAAGCCTCAATTCTCTAGGTGGAAACTACACTTAGGTTTGTATTTAGATAAAAACTCCTATGATGGAGTTGTGAAGCCTAAAATCAAACCTCAACCTAGAGACACATTCAACCTAATCAAAGGAGATTGATATGGCATTCGAGCCAAAAGATAAAACAGGTGCTCTCTTTGTAAATGACAATAAAAAAGAATCAAAGCACCCTGATTATACAGGGTATGTTATTTGGGAAGGTGAACGCATTAATGTCGCAGGGTGGAAAAGTAAGTCTAAAGATGGAAAACAGTCCTATTTATCCTTGCGTTGCTCTGAACCACAAGTTAAAGATAGTGGAGATGACCTCCCTTTCTAGGGCTTAGTTCAGAAATACCTACGAGTGGTCTGATGCTTATTGATGAACTGCGGATGTACACGATTATGACTGTGTTAGACCACTCAGAGGTTTTAATATGAGACCAATATATGAAACAGAGTATGATAGAGAAAATGAGCAAACTGTTTTTAAGTGGGTTGGAAATGAGTATGGATGTACTGTACTTAAAGTTAAAGGATACCATTGCTGTGACTCTAAAATCGTTAGAGATGGTGTGCAAATAGGTTGGGCTGAAGTGAAACGTAGACATATTGACCATAATACATATAAGTGGTTTAAAATTTCAGATTCCAAATGGAAGAATTTATTAGATTTAGCGGAAGCAGATTTGCTTCCTGTTTTTTTATTTATATTATTTGATGATGGCTTATTTCAAGTTCCTGTTATTAGACAGATGTATACTAAGGTAGTAATGGGAGGTAGAACTAAGAACCCTAGAGATGATCAGGATATTGAACCTATGAGAATATTTCATGTTGACAACTTTAGGAAAGTCGCAAGTGCCCCTCTCTGAGAATGATCTAGTTGTATTAACCTCTAGGTTGCTAGAGTGTGATGAGCTCTCCATTCAGGAGAAGATATTATTCTCTAAGGTAGCTATGTTTAAGAAGTTTGGCTGTTTCGCTACTAACGAATATTTTGGTAGAATATTAAATGTAAGCACTAAAAGAGCAGGTGTAGTAATTTGCTCTTTGGTAGATAAGGGTTATCTAGATCGTAAGACTCTTACAGTAGACAATATGACCAAACGATCCCTAGCTATAACATCAGAAAAGCAAGATTTAATGTATAATATACCCCACCCTGAAAAGATACCCCCACCCTATAAAGAGGGTATTACCCACCCTGAAAACAGGGTGACCCCCCACCCTGAAAACAGGGTACATAATAAAGATAATATTAATAAAGATAATAATAAATATATAGATGATGATAATTTAAATGGAATTAAAGAAAAAGAAAAAGGGAGCGAGGGGCAAGTATCGGTTTCAGGTTCATTCCAAAAGTTATGGGATAAATACCCACAGCATAGAAGAGGTAATAAAAAGAATTTATTAGTGAGATACAGAAAGATAGTTAATAGTGATCCTAGCATGATTGATAAATTAGATAGATCGTTAGATGAGTGGTTGAATAGTGAAGCGTGGTCAGGTGGCTTTATTTATAATATCAACAAGTGGTTTAAGGAAGAGATATATCTTATACAGCCACTAGCAAGAAAAGAAAACGATCCATGGAGGCAAATAGATGGCAAGTAAAGATTACGATTGGCAAAATAAAAAAGAGTGGCAATATAAAGGTGGGAACGATCCACTTAAAGACCCTAAATATATTAAAGACAGAAATGAACTGTTTAATTTAAATGGACATGGATGGTGGTGGGGTTGGAAACTTGTAAACCCAAAAGTAAGACCTATAGATTTATGGGATGGGGAAAAGTTTGATCCTAGAAGAGATAAACAATTATGAGTGCAGATAAAGAGCAGTTAGTACAGAAGATATTTGGTTTATTTGGTAGAAAACCTATGCAAGTTCAGTTTGATATATATATGGAGGAGTTGGATAGGTTTCCTACAGATGTGGTAGAGAAGTTATATAATCATGTTGTATCTAATTGTGATAGGATGCCAACTGTATATGAGATCAAGCGTATTATAAAAGATAATGATTGGGGAAAAATTCCAATGAGTAAGCATGGATATACCCATGAATGTTTAAGTTGTGATAATACAGGGTTTGTTCCATATATAAATAAACCTAAAGGTGCTAGGATTAGGTATTACATAACGAACTATAAGTGTGATTGTGCTTATGGTGAGGAGATGTCTGCTTCAATACCAAGTTACTTTTCATTTCATAAGGAATTGCAATTTACTAACCTAGAGGTTGGAACTAAATATGGTGCGTGGACACTATATAAATGTAAAGAATTTAATGATAAATTAAATGCCAAAGAAAAATCAAATTAACGACAGTTCATTTAATGATTTAGTTGATAGAGCACTAGAGCCTAGTGACCTACAACATAGATTGCTGATTGCTAGAATGTTAGGGCACGATAAAGATTATCTAAATGAGATAATTAATAAATATTATGATACGGAAAGGGCGGAAAATGAGGTTCGGAAAACAGAAGATAAAAACATCGGGGGCAGATAAATGGTTCAGCAAATATATACGATACAGGGATAAGTGGACTTGCCAAAATCCAAAATGTAATAAGGAATTTGACCCTAAGAATGGTAAAGAAAGAAGAAGATTGCATTGTGCACATATTGGGTATGGTCGTGCTCATATACCTACTAGATGGGAAGCATTAAACTGTATGGCTCTGTGTATTAATTGTCACGATTGGTTAGATCAACATCCCATGAGAGCATTTTGGTTGATGTCACAAAAGTTAAGTCACGAGGAATTAGTGTGGTTACAGTTACAGTATAAAGGTAGGACTAGAGGTAGAATACCAAAGCACGTTGAAAAAGAAGCAAGAGAAAAGTATAAAAAAATATGTAGGGGGATGGGAATAAAGTATGTCGATTAAATATAAGACTACATCTCTAGGAACAGAAGTGATATTAAAAGCGTTAAGGATGCTAGAAGTATATTCCCACTTAGAGGATTGGGTTAGTGAAGAAGAATTAGAATTGTGTAAGAAGATGCGTAGAGAAATACAAAGTATAAATTATGACAGAAGGGAAGAGGGAGAGTGAAACAACTAAGCGAAGATAAAAGAAATGAACTATACATTTTATCAATGTATAAGAATATCATTGTGAAGAAAAGCAGAAAAGGTGGTGACGTATCAAAGCTAATAGAAAGGTTAGAGACCCTTCAGGCGAGAGCATCAAACAGGAGCATTCTAAAGATAGTTCGATCCAATGGGTTATAGATGCTTTAGCGAACCCTGTTCAAGATTTAAAACCTGAGCATGGCAACTACGACAAGAATTATGCCGATAGAAATATCTACTTCTGTACCAAATGTAAGTGTTGCTATGACAGACATGGGGTATACCCTGACATACCAAGTTTTAGAAAAAGGAGAAAAGATCATGCCTATGATTGCAAAGCAACCTGACTACGATGAAGTAGGAGAGGTATATGAAGGAAATAATGATAACGATGAATCTCTTAATGATGAGATTATTGAAATGGTAGTAAGGCGAATGGAACATGGTGCTAAGAAATATGGAGAGCATATTATGGTAAGCGACAAGAGAAACTTCATTGAAGAAGCACTTGAAGAAGCGTTAGATATGATAGTATACTTAACTGCATCACTATTACGATTAAAAAAGAGTGGCGGTAGATAAGTCACACGATCTCATTAAGGTGATTGCTGTTTCTCAGCAAGACTACCCTGATGGAATTGGACTTGATGATTCACTTGACATTATATATAAAGTAAGACGTGATATGAGTGATACGTTAATGCAAATGCCTGATAGTAAGTTACAGAGAATTGTTAGAATGAGTAGAGCTAGATATATGGATATAAGGAGACACCATGAAAAAGAAAAAAAATGAAGAAGTACCAAAGGAAGATATTCAGGAGGTCATGGATCAGCTATTTATGACATTAATGTTTTATGCTGATACGAAAAACTATATGGTAATTGGAGATATGTCTGATACAGTTATTAATAATGATAAAGGTGCAAGAGCAAGAGACATTTTGCAAGTTGCTGATAGTAAATTTGCACAGTTAAAATAAGAATTAACATAGGTCGTTTAAACGGCTTATGTTAGTCGAGTGGTTGGTAACCATTTGTAGGCAAAAAAAAAGCCCTATCCAAAACTAATTGGTAGGGCTTTTTTGATTTAACTGCAATCTCTTACAGCGTTACTCTTTTTGGATGATTCATATAATCATCCCAAGAGTTACACTTTGGTGGCTCATCCTCAAGGAACTGTCTAAGTATGTTCCCTAGTAGAGCTTCCTGTGACATACCATATTGAATACCTTTTATTTTCAGTAGCTGTCTATCTTGCTCTGAAAGGTCTACCCAAATATTGGTACGTTTTCGTTGTGTCATGTTCATCTTATTCTCCTATAGTCCGCTTAGAATATGGTAGGTTACATAGATGCTAAATAAAGCACATATAAGTCTACCTAATCTGTCGCTTGTCATTATTTTAGTAATCATAGTCTAAACTCTCCCCTGCATAAGCAGGATCGTGGTATCTATCTTTCCTGTATGGATACTTATCAGGATCATTTGAGTTATAACACTTATCACAGTAAGTATTTGTTACAGGTATTCCATAGGCATCGTGCCTAATCCAATCGTGCCATAATTGACCATTAGCCCTAACGTATTCACGTTCAGACTCTTTATCACATCCTGAACATATTGGTTTATGCATTAGTATTCCTCCATCTCTAGCTCTTCACTATCAATATCTAGATCAACAGGGAAACACCAATTAGATATTTCCTCAAGGAATGCATCCATTACCTCAGTATCTACTTCTTCAATAGATTTCACTTCATCTAGTGCACTCATCATAGCCTTTTGGAACTCTTCATCCTTTGGGGTATGCTCAAGTACAAGGTTCTTACCAACCCAATAGTCAGATGTACTTTCCAATGCTACTCTAGTAACTGCATTACATAGTTCATCCATTACATCATCCTGAATACCGATTTGATCGGTATCTAATGATAGATCAGGTAACTCTATATCTAAGTGATAGGTATTAGTTTGTCTTATTTCATATCTCATTATTAACTCCTGTGTTATTGTTTTTAATTAGCGACACCATGTCGCAGAGGGTAGGGGAGGAGTCGAACCTCCCCAATACCATACTACCCTTTAGGTTTAACTTCTAACAGTTGATATAGAACATCTAGTCCATCATTAGTATTATCTCGATATGCTCGACCAATATCTTCCACTTGTTCATATAACTCTTTATCTGTCATATGTGATATGTCCGTATCCCTCATTTCACATTCGATCTTTATGTCTTCAATACATAAGTAATGTCCAAAAAGAACTGCCTTATTATACTTACTCATAACGACACCTTTGGAGTATACTTACTACCATCAATATCGTTATGTATAATCTGTAAGTATTTATAGTGATACCTGATCTCTTCTTTGACATGATCAGGAACTGTCACTTTATAATGATCAGGACAATCCCAAGATTTAATGTATTTAAACATCCACTCAAGTTGCCCTTCTAATGCGGTCATCAATATAAAATGTTGATGAACTAATTCGCCAAGATCATTATTATCTTTCTTCTTACTCATTATGACCACCCTTTATCTTTTAATGATTGAGATACTGATCTACCTGACATTGGATAGATTGTCCATAATGGAGGACAAATATCCATTGAGTTGTCATAAGTAGAGCCAAAGTATTCCCGATTAATCATAGCCATAACTACCATAGCTCCTGCTAAATAGTCTGCCTCACTTTTGCAAACATTATTACGAACACGATCTAGAAGTACTTTTTCTACCTCATTGATTACTTCATGTTTGAACTTATCTTTTTTCATTGTGATCTCCTTTACTTGTTTATGTTAGAGTGTTTAAACAGCCTACGCTGTCGAGCTATGGGGTGGAATCGAACCACCCCAAAAACCATTCATAGCTTAGAGCATATTCCTAGTTACCTCTACAATAGCTGTAATAAATCCTATTGTAGCAACCACTAGAAATACATTCTTTATGATCCTGTCTAGTTTAGGATCACCTTTAGCATCATGCTCTTTTAGATTTAGCATCATTCTACACCATCCATTTCATTTAAAGCATTCGCTATTGTACGTGCTATTTTCTTATCCCTTGATA